TTACAAATTTTTTTTCTTGTATGTCGATCTTATTGGCTACCAATTTCATGATTTCTATGAAGTAACAATATTGTATAAAAGTTGCTTTTATTTTGTATCCTCTTTGCTCAAGGAAACTGATTTGTCGTTCGTGTATGTTGTTTGGCACGACCCAGGTTAGGTTCTCTTCAGGCACGCCTCTTCCAGTAAAATGTCTTACCATGGTCGAATATTTGATCTCTCCAAAATCCGGAGTAATGTTAAATTTATTTTTCTCCCAAGCGAAGGTGTCAAAAAGATCCCATGCTTCTGTGGTTTGGAAAATTATGGGTTTGACAATACCCTGTTGCATATATAAAAAAATTTTATTGGGAATTTTTTCGATTACATGCTTTATGTCAAAGGGTCTGCATATAAAAAGTGCGAGGAATGTGGATGATTGACCGTCAAACTGTTCGGCTTTAACGAAGTTGAATTCTTTGAACAGTTGTTTGCTTGGGTCAACGAATATTTTTTCAATTCCATTTAGATCCGGCTCTATGATGTTAATTGTTTCCATGAGCTTCTATTAACTCCTCTAGTTCTCTGTCAGTGATCACTTTGTCTAATGTTTCAAGATCTGATTCCTTCCATGTTGGATAAATCTGTTGTAATTGCTTCAAACTTTTATTTGGAACACGTTTCATTGGCTTCAACCATGGATGAAACTGCTGTTGCAGTGCACCGCACATAGCAGTCAGTATCCAAAGTAATTTTTTGTGTTTACCCAGCGTAAAGCAGTGTTTGTTGACACACTCATTGACCATTTCCACGTAGTGCTCCACAAAGAACTTGTCCTTCGATGACACATTTGATGCATATCTCATCAACATGTATGGTGAATACAAAGACCTTTCTTTATCATCAATCCTGTCAAAGTAATCTTTGTTTCGGAAGTCCACTGCCTTAAGGCCATTCCTTAGATCAAAAAATTTCCTGTGATTATCTTTTGTCATAAAACTTCTTGAGTATAAACTCATTTTCAACAACACTCAACCAATTCATGCCACCTGCGTACTTGTAGTGCACCTGATCGTCCTCTAACCAGTCTGGGTTGGTGGAAGTGATATGGTTAATCAACTGTGTCTTAATTTTGTTTGTTTTGTCTAACTTGTCGTATATCTCGCTTGTTATCTCGTCGAGCATACCATCTGCCTTTATGTGCGGGGTGGGAGGTTTATGGTAATCGTAGTATGTGTTCCAATTGAAAGGAATCTTCTCAGTGGACAAAAAATTAATTGCATTATTGATTTCAAAGAGATTTTGTATTACGATATTTGTTTGATCATGTGTGTCGTATAAATTGGTAAACATTTTCTGCGTCTGCACGTTGTTGAGCCAACTGCCTGCCATGCCACCACTGTGTATCCAGTTACTGAACTCTGAGCGTCTTTGGAAATTATAATTTTCAAAGACTGTTGTTTTTGAACAACTCACATCTATTCTGTTCAGTCCACTGTATTGCAAGTAGACATAATCTGGATTGCCATTTACTTTTGTCCATTCTAATAACCTGTTTGTAATGTATCTGTTTCCAGCACCCCCGGATGACAAGTTGTAATAGATATCTGATTGATCACGCCATATCTCGTCATTGGGATCACCAGACATACACAAAAATTCATCTCTGTTTTTTGACAGACAATCTCTGATGACATGGTGCAGTCCTAGGCCGTTGCTACAGCCAATGATTAAAATCTTCATTCACCTTTACTCGAAAATCTCAAACTAAAGGCAGTGCAATCTTTAGGTGACACAAAGGTCAATTTGATCCTATTGTGCATGTATTGTATGCCGGCTAGTTTTTTGTTCAATTTCACCTCTGCCAACCAATCAAAAAAATTCATTGCCCATTCTCCGTTGTCCATCCAGACAGGGGGACCATCTGCTGTAACCATAATTGGCGCATCTATTTTTATTGTTTTCCTACCAGACTGAGCCATAATCTACTTGTTCACATTGTCGTGATATGTCTTTTACAAAGTAAGCACACATCGGTTTAGGACCGTTTTGTAATGGTACTGCTAACATTTGCCCAGATTTTATTTTTGGGAAATACCACTTGACTTCTGTGTAGATGTCAACAACATCGATGGGCATGAAGTCAGGTTTGGAACTAGACAACGGATTGAATGTGAATGCGTCAAATCCTCGATCATTCAAACTAGTTATTGGTAACACATGCATTTCGGATTGCCCTGCTTCACCTATCAACATCTTCCAGTCTAGAGGCATCTTTATCTTGTGATTGCCTATTTCCAATACGGCCGCTGGAGCGTTGAAGCTCTCCAGGAATATCAATGGTATGTAGAAGAAATCAGGATTGGCTGGATCTGAATTGTCAAGCACAGCAAATCGCAGTTTATCATCGACCCATTCGGGTATCTTCTCCAACTTGTATGTTCTGTTATCCAGTGTAAGGATTTTCATAATTTATCTTTTCTATATTATACGGGTAATTGGCCTCTTTGTAAAACTTTTTCCTTGCCCCGAGGTGTCTTTTCGCGAACTTGCAACTGCTGGTAATGTCCCAAATCTGTACACTGTCCTTGTCCTCTGCTTTCCTTATACCACGTCCTATGCTCTGTATGACCCTGACAAATGACTTGCCTGGTTCTATAAGGACAAGATTAAAAATCCTAGGAATATTAATGCCAACAGCGGCAACTCCATATGTGGCAATAATAACTTTATTTTGGCTAGTAGATACTTCATCGTATTGCTCCTTCCTGTCTGTGTTTTTAGTAGACCCTGACACGAACACAGCGTCTTTTATTTTCTTTTCCAAGATCTCACCTGCTGATATCCTATCAACTAGTATCAGTGTGTTTCCTGAAGTTGCAATGTCCTGTATCGTGTTTGCAACCCAAGTCATTCTGGTTGTGTCAGTAGTTAACCATTTCAATTCTTCGCCATAAGTTTTGAACTGTGGGTGGTCTTGTGTTTGTAAAACGTTGACATGACAGTTTGCAAGAACTCCCTTGTCCTGTAGTTCACTGGCCTGTATCCTGTTTGCTACTTCTCCTATACTGCATTTCAATCCCATGAATTCATAATCCGCCTTTGGCACAGTGCCCGTCAGTCCCCAACGTATACCGCAGTGTGCGAATGGCCCGGTTAGCAATCTCTTCAACACATCTGCTTTTGCCATGTGTACCTCATCTATGATGACTGTGTTGATTCCTTGTATTGCTTCCAAGAAGTCTGTTGTGTGTTCGTCCTTGCTTTTCTTTTCCAGCACGTTCAGTGACTGCCAGGTTGCAATAGTGTTGTATCTCCCCAGTTCCTTCCTGTCTCCGTAGTACACACCAACATCGAGGTTGCAGGCAAGGAAGTCCTCCTCCGTCTGTGTCACAAGACTTTTGTTTGGAACAATGGTCAGCGTCCTACCGTATGGTTCTACAAGTTGACACAAGGCCGCGGTTATTATTGTCTTTCCTGCGCCCGTGGCTATTTCCTGTATGCACTGTGGATTCTCAATGAACTTGTTTATTGTCTCTACTTGGTAGTCTCGCAACTGTATTGGCTGTCCTGCACAAGGATGTTTATCTGGCCAGGTGATGTGTGCGAGATAATCTTTGTCTACTGCCTTAAATTCAAAATTGTGTTGTGGTCTTTTGTCTTCGAAGTCCACATACACACCTCCCTCTTCTAGTATTGGCAGTATCTGGTCAACAAGGTTGAGATATGTTGTACCACCCAGACCAAAGAAACTAACCTTACCGTCCCATCTGCCCAGTTTCACAGCAGGCAAATGTCTCGCATATGGGATCTCGTATTTGAATTTGTTGGAGAGTCTCTTACGCCATTCGAGGCTAAGGTTCTCAAACTTCACGTTGACTTCGTCTTTTATTACTAGTTTACAACTGCTCATTCTAAAGTTTTATTATAATATGATCATGCCAATCCCAACTACTTGGTTGGTGATCACTATAATACAACTTTTTTGGAAGATTTTCAAGAAGTCTTTTAAGGTTGTCTGTGCCAGTAGCGTAATAACCACCACCCAGTGCAACCAAAGATGCTTTTGGTTTTATTTTGCTTTTAATCAGTGCTCTTGGTATTCTATTTCTAACAAAAATTATTTTGGTATCTTGGTTTATAAGTTTGAATTGTTTACTCATTTGATGCAACTCATATAGGTTTTCAAAAAACTCTTGTGACTTTTGATTGTCTAACAAGTAGGTCTTGTCGTTGTGTTTATCGATATCTTTCTTGAATATTGGCTCTTTGACATCAAATCCCCAACTGCATTGATTCAATAAATCTATGCCGTGTGATTTAAATGCGTTCAGCCATTCCCAAAAATCTTTGACGTCTGCCTCCATGTGTATGTCACCACTTACAGGCATGATTATTGGAAAACAATCTAATTCAATTAATCCTTTTACAACTTCTTTTTTTGAAAATGCTTTTGAATCTATCCATAACTTATGATATTTGTTATGTGCAATTTTTTTACCAATTGACGTGTCTGCATGTACATCTATTCCAGCAGTCGATATGTTAAAATTTTTCAATAAGTCGACTTGTGCCAACGGCGCTTTGCCTTTAAGGTGTATGTCCCAGTACTCTTGCAGTGATTGTGGGGCATCAACTAACACAATCTCTCCACCGATTAATTTTGCAGATGTCTGTTTGTGTCCTATCACTTCTTTTTTGATCGTTTCGTAGTCCTCAAGTAAACTGTCATCTGTAAATTTGAAATCATATCTGGCCGCAATCAATGTTAAGTAGTATGCCGTGACATCCGTGTGCAAGAAAGTCCACTTCTTGGCTTCCCCGTCGTATTGGCTATAACCTGCTGGAAAGTCTCTGTGATCTTTCAGACATCTTATCAATTGAATGACTTTCTTGTTGTATGGGAACCTTAGTTCTATCTTGTCAACTCCTTCCTCGTCCGTGTACTTCTCTATGACTTTGTCAAAACTGATCACCCTGAATTCATCCTCGTACTTGGGGTTGTCAAGCAAAGGTTTTATGTCCATACCATGTGCCTGGAACTTTGTGAGGTATCTCTTCAGTATCACGAGTGCTAGTCTGCCCTGCTTCTCTGTCCAGGCGTACTGAGATTCTGCCAGCGATCTCACAGTCTCATGATCCTTTGGATGTGGCTTTATCTGTGTGTTTGGTGCTTGAGCCCACAAATAATCATTATATGCTAGTATTTTAAGTGCTTCGTTAATTGTTTTTGGCAAATCTGTGTGCATTTTATCTATGGTATTTTAGGTAATTATTAGTATATTATAGCATAATTGGTAATACTGTCAACCATGAAAAAGGTAAAGAATAAAGCGGTAAATGTAAGGAAGCAACTTAAGGTCAAGTTGGAAAACACCGCGACCAGATACAAGAACACAAAAGGATTCAAGCCAACAGAACAACAGGCCTATCAATGGTTTAGATACATCAATAGATGTCTGTTCAATGGTAGATTACCAATAGTTCCATTGCATGTTAGGAAATTGCACAAGGATTGGGGAAGATGTGTAGCAAATTGGGACAATAGGAAAACACCAAAAGGTAAATTTGATCAAAGGGTTATCCCTTATCATATAGATGTTGATTACTATATTGAACTACATTGTAAGTTTCCAAGATGGAGAGATTTCGTAGAAACACTGGCCCATGAGATGGTACATCTATATCAGATGACCTGGATAAAAGATCCATACGCCAATCATAATGCAAACTTCTTTGCTTGGAAAAATAAATTTAGGATGGCGGGCTTAGGCCTATCAAGGTGTTAACACCTGCTCAAATTCAGCATAATTGATTACTTTGCTATTACCTAGGTCTGTTCCTGTCTGTAGGTATTTCAAGTATTCCGGAGGATTATCGTGAACAACTGTGTAATTCACGTATGGACGCATCTTCAACATGTCTCTGAATTGTTTAAGCCATCCTTCAAAAATTTTATCATCGTTACGTTCACCATAGCAATCGGTATCTTGGTAGATGTTGTTGAGTTCGCCTTTACCATATTCTCTGAAATCAAAACCAATCAAGTAAATGTTTTTATGTCCATGTACACCTGCTGTCCAGAATGCGGCATTTCCTGATATCCAGTGGGGGTTGTTTGGTATGAGGTGTAACATTCCTTTACTCTGCTTCCTATTGACTTCAAGGGATGGTGCGTAGTGGATTGTTTTTGTGCCCACCTTGTCTGCCACCATTTGTTGAGTCATCTTTGTGTCAACGGAAAATATGAAATCGGGCATGAAGTCTCTGTACAAAGCATTGCATCCGTATGTTTGTCCTGACGATTTTAATCGACTGAGATCAAAATCCTTACGCGATGGTCCGTTTCCTATGCAATATGCGTTACCCCTAGGCACGGCTTTCACCCTGTCTTCAAACCACTCTTCTTCTTTGATTCTTTTTCCATTTCTAATAATTGTCCTAACAATTACAGTTTCTCCTTTGTAAGGTTCAAATTTAATTGTCTCTACTAGCCTTTGGCCTCCTAATTTAATTTCTTGCATCATCGTAAGTATTTCTCCTGTAATCTTTTTTTAATCCTTTTCCATGGTAGACCAGCGGCAATTTCATCTTCAAACCATTCCGTGTATGCAAGTTTGTGTGCCCACGAGTGTCTGTTTGGCATCGCTGGTGTGTTTATGTCCGTTAAATTTAGATTGCCAACATCGTGGCACAAACTAGATTCTGACACAAACACCGGAATGCCTTGTATCACTGCCTCCATGGCAGGATTGCTAGAATGATTTACCACAGCCCATGTTCGACCTAGAGTGGCCTTGAAATCAGTATCATCATATGTCCTGTAATCTCGTTTTGGCAGTCTAATTTTGACATTGGTAAATTTATTTTCGTCAAAGGTGATGTGATTCCTAGGGTGCGGTCTCACTAATATTGGTCTTGTTGTGTATTTTCTGATTTCACGTATTTGTTGTTCTATCCATGTTGACATTTTTGGCAGTCCCTTCCATTGCTCTGATGAGTCATGTTGTCCACATATTACAATCATATCTCCGGTGGGGTTCCAAGGTCTCAGTTCGTGATCAAATAATGGCCAACGCTTGTCATCAAAATCTTGATTGGCGAAATCAGCATTTCTGTTTATGCCGTTGATACCAACTTTGAAACTCTTATTCCTACGTAGGCCACCGACCTCAAGCACAATTACAGGTTTGCCTTTTGATCTGTATTCGTTCCATATCTGTTGGTATCCCATCATTCGGCCTCGCCACAGCACACTCCAGATCACAGCCACGTCTGCATTAGCAGATCTGTTGACCACAACATCCTCTCCGGCATCTCGCAAACCTTTTATGAATGCTTTGAATATTTCTTTACTGTTCAGAGGTCCGTATTCCGTCCATACCTCAACTTTCATTACACTTTTTTCCAGTATTCGAGATCGTGTACACTTTTAGTGGCCTCTAGTGTTTGGGGACGGAAATCGTTGCGTTTGCTTTTTCCTGCTGATTTACGATTGCCCTTCATGTGATCCATGTATAGTCCTAGTTCGCTGTTGATGAAAACGTGATGGCCTTTGACACCTTTCCAATAACCTATGTCATTTATTTTGATATTTTTTTCTCTTTGATATTTTTTTGCGAGGTGCCATAGTGTAGAACAATCAGTCCATTCCAGTAGTTTGAACATCTCATCTGTGATGTACATGTCCTCCCATTCATTACAAAGGTTTTGTATCTCCGGATTCCTCAGATTGTACCCCACGAATCCGCATTCTGGATACTTGCCTCCGTCTTTGAGATTTGGATTTTCACGTCCTAGGTATGTCACCATTGTGTCCTGAGGAAGTAGGCCTTCTAGGAAACTTTTTGGCATTGGTCGAAAAGTGTATGTGTCGGCGTCTAGCCATACCACATAATCATAATCGGCGGAATTCTTAAGAGCATGGGTGACGCAGAAAACTTTGTTGGCGAACCTTACGGCATTCCACAAGAAAGATCCTTTGTTTTTGTCGTTACCGCCTTTGACCTGTAGTTCTGCGGGACGCCTGACACCACCCGGTATTTCTTGCAATTCTCCATTTGCAACGGGATCATCCTTGTGTCTGGTCTTGAATTTCAAAAGTTCCGGCTGTACGCTGTGGACGTCATGCCATTCAACTCGAGGATGATCAAACACGTCTTGTTGTTGTGCTTCATGGTAAACTGCAAGGGTGATGTCCTCGGGCCAGTATTTGAGGACGCTTTCGACCGCCCGCTTGGCGTATTGATTCCATGTGCCTGGTTTATACGATGTCAATACTTTGATCTTCATTTGTCCTATTTAATTAAAAACTCATTTCGTATTTTTTTATCCAATCGTTCACGATCCATGCTGGCACCAAAGCCTTTCCTGCTTTTTGACTAGCCTTAATCATGTCTAATTTGCTTTTATCTTGCATTGCATCATTGTAGAATTTTTTTAATTTTTCGTCAACATTTGTTGTAAGCCAAATTCCTATAGGGACGGTCCATCCGGTTTTTCCTTTGTTGATTATTTCATTTGGTAGGAGGCCATTGTAGGCTTTTTTTGTTAGGATTTTTGTGTCAGATTTATCTGATCCCATTTTGATATTGGTGTGCATACTCATGCAATATTTCATGAAACTTTTTGTTGCTAAAGGGAAACGTCCCTCCATGCCATATGCCATTCCGTACTTGTCATTCCTATTGAACATCTCTTCAGGCACCTGTGCAACACAATCTAAGGCCATGTAAGAGCCAATGGGATCGTCAGGATTCCAAAGTTCGTCACTAAAGCATTTTCTGAATTCTTCTATAACAACTTCATCGCTGTACGAACTTTCGGTGAGTCGTAAAGGACGCTTGATTCGTTTCAACCACAGGCGAAGCACGTCGTCCCACGATTCTAATTTTGTCTTGCCAATTTGTTTTGACAGCCATTCCGGATTTTTCATTTTCCAGTATTTTGGATAGCCTGCAAGTATTTCGTCTCCCATGTCTCCGGCCAGTGTTACTATTATTTCTTTGTCAGAAATAAATTTGTTTGTGTAACAATACATACTCATACTTGGATTATAGATGGGTTGTTCCATGAAATAAATCGAGTCATCCCAACTGTTCATAAAATTTTCTGGTGTAATTTTAATTTCCGTGTGATTGAAATTATTCTGCTTCGCAAGTATTTCTGCACACCTGGCATCCTCATTATAATCTTCATCAGACACAACACTTGGATACATTTTGTTTGTGAAGGAGTTTACTTTGCCTTTTATCTTGTTAAGTTCATAAGCCACCAGGCTTGAATCTAAACCACCACTCAAAAAGACCCCGATCTTTCTCTGGCCTATACTGCACATCTTCACTGTCTTGTTTGCCTCTTGCCTGAACTCTTCTGGGTTGAAAGTACGTGTATTGGAGCATTTGATATATTGCCTGTGTTTACTTTTTATTCTCTTTGTAGGTATGTCCCACACAATGGTCTCTCCTGGGAGCATTTTCTTTATACCAGAAAAGAAAGTGTGGCTGAGAGCGTTTATTCCTGTCCTCTGCATGAAACTTACAGACATCTTGTCAATCTTCTGACATCCGGGCACTTTGTCTATCATACCTTTGATTTCTGAGCCAAATACTAGACCTTCTTTTATTTGAGCATAGAATAATGGTTTTATGCCCGCGTGATCTCTAGACAACCACAGTTCCTGTATTTTTGGTTTGTAGTAGGCAAAACCGTGCATGGAATCGATCTCTTCAATAAATTTCAGTCCGTGTGTGTCGAGGCCCCATGCAAGTAGTTCAGTGTCTGTGCCTGTAGTGTCTACGAAGCCTTGTGATCTGTATTTCTCTTTGAGCTCGTAATAGTTGAAAATTTCTCCATTGTACACAAGAGTATTACCTGCAGGTGTGTGCCATGGTTGTAATGACAGTTTAGGATCGCTCATTATTGAAAGGAGATTATGTCCAAACGTGACTTGTTTTAGAGGATCTTCCCATACCTGTTCACCGTCGGGACCTCTGTGTCTACACCAGTTTATAAAGTTTGAGATATAGTAAGGATCCCATGATGTGATTCCATAAATTCCACACATTAGTCTATTATCTCCATTATAATCCTAACTTCGCTTTAAATCTTTTGAACACAGTGCCGTCACGTATTTCTTTCTCGCTCCATAACTTGTAGCCTAGGTCGTGTACCCACTGAGTCCTGTCTGGGTATTCCGGATTTTCTATTTTTGTGAGATCTTTGTTCGCAACTGGCCAACTGAGTGCCAGATCTGAAGTATTGAAAGTTGGAATACCACGGATGCTAGAATCTACACCGGCTGTAGAATTATGTGTAACCACAGCGTGTATGTTCGTGATTGCTTCCTGGAAATGGAATCTATAATATTTTTTTTCTTCGCCGTTGAAATATTTTTGACCTATTACAACTTCAACATCATCTGGAAATTCGCCCATCCTGTTTTCCATTGCAACAACATGATTAGGATGTGGTCGCACTATGAATTTTCTTTTAGTAAGTGGTCGTAATATTTTATAAACGTTCAAAAACCAGTGGATTGGATCCAGTTCGTTCATGCTCCAGTTGTCGCTAGGTTGTAACACAAACATTATTGGATCGTCTGGTTGAGACTTCCTCCATGGTTCGTATCTCACCTTGAACATATTTCTCAACATCTCCCACCTGTCTCCCGGTGAATTGTCACTAAGAAAATTTCCGTTGTTCATTGGCGAGTAGAGGGAAACTCTCCAGTGATGGTTAGGTCCATGCACGTTTCCAAAACTGCTCATTAGTCCTCCGTCAAAGGTTATAATGAATATGCCTTTCTTTTTGGCACGTTCTACAAGATCTCTTCTCCTGCCTTTGGTGTGGTGTTTTTGTTTATCTCCACCATAACCAAACATGCATCCTATTGGTGCTGTAGGTTCCATCTCGTCCTTCCGCCAATCTCCTGTCATGTGTTCGTTAACCATGATGGGATTGTCACCACATGCTGTGATACCTTCAGCCATGTGTTTCAAAAGGTCGTAACTTGCCCCTCGCCTTCGATCTTTAACAGTCCTCCTAAATATTTCAACGTCCATCCAATATGCTCCATGCGTAGCCGTTTTTAAGTTCGTCGGCAGTGAATTGTCCGTAAGCCATCGAATAGTACAATGGTTCACGCTCCGTGTATTTAGGTGTTTCAATTTTAGAAAAATCTGTTTCTGAAATCGGAGCACAGGCGTTGTGAATGTCCGTAAAACAAGGGATTCCACGTGTAGTGGCCTCGAGACTTATATTAGAGTTGTAGGTAACTATGGCGTATGCATCGTCCCAGTCTATGGGAGGACTGGGAGGAGTGTTGTCCTTACCAGTAACAATGTATCCACCGTTAATGTCTTTTCCTATGATTGGATTGTAACCTTTGTTTTTAACAAGTATTGGACGATCTGTGTTGGCCTTTAATGTGCGAAGTGTGTTGTCCAGCCAATCGTGGACTCCAAAAAATTCTTGCATGGCATTTGATGGAGGGCACACAACAATGTTCCTTCCATCTTTTTTCCATGGTTTAATAGGCCATGGAAAACTTTTTTCAAATCTGTCACTGGGACGTTTCTCATACCAGTTTTTCAAATGATTGTTCTTTACAACTTTTACATAGTATGGAGCATTACGGGTTTCTCCCCAGTAAGGTCTGTCCATGTAGTAGAAATCAATATTATTTTTCTCCGCCCATCTGTAAACCAAGTGTGTCCCACGCAGTACACCAAACATTACTGCCTTGGTACAGTCTTTGGTTTTGATTATTTCCTGTGGTTGTAATTTTTTTGAATTTGACAGCCCATGCACTGCCCAATCAACATATTTTTCTGTGAGTTGTCTGTTGGTTGAACTAACGTAAATCATTTGACAGCCGTTTGATATCTTCCTGCACCATCAAGGCGATCATGTCTTTGAATGAAGTTTTTGGTTCCCAGCCAAGGGTTTGCTTGGCTTTCGCGTACGATCCGTGCAGTGCGTGTAGTTCAGCAGGACGTTTGAAACGTGGATCTGTCTCGATGTATTTCTCCCAATCTTCAATACCTGCTGTCTCAAATGCGTGGGTCAACAGTTCTCGAATAGAATGCTGTACCCCTGTGCATATCACATAATCACCTGGTTCTGGTTTCTGCACCATTGTGTACATTGCTTCTACAAAATCTCCTGCAAAACCCCAATCTCTTTTTGCATCTAGGTTTCCTAATGTTAATTTTTTAGCAAGTCCTAACTTGATTTTTGCAACACCGTCTGTGATTTTTCTTGTGACAAATTCTTTGCCACGTATTGGAGATTCGTGATTAAAAAGCACGCCGTTGGACGCATGGACGCTGTAACTTTCTCTGAAGTTCACTGTCATCCAGTATGCATAAAGTTTTGAAACACCATAGGGACTCCTAGGATGGAAAGGGGTATTTTCATCTTGCACTCCATTAACGTTGGAGTTGCCATATAATTCACTGGTGCTCGCCTGATAAAATTTAGTTGTTGGGTTATGTCCTACTATGGCATTTAGTATGTTCAATACACCCATTGCATTCACTTCACTAGTCTGTTTGTTCAGATCCCAACTGGCTCCAACAAAACTCTGTGCCGCTAAATTGTAAAATTCATTTGGACGTATTGTTCTTACTAGGTGGTTCATGTTGGCATCGTCTGTGATGTCGCCTGTAATCAATTCGACGTCGTTTTCTATGCCAAGGTAATTTAAATTAGCAAGGTTAGGGTTGCTGTAACGTTTTACCAAACCATAAACTTTGTAATTTTTTTCTAGAAGATGTTTTGCAAGGTAAGGACCGTCTTGTCCTGTCATTCCGGTAACAAATGCAATTTTTTTCATTCCAAGTAGTTATGCCTTATTTTGTGCCACCTATAAATATTGGCGATGGCAAACTTGATAATTCAATACTACATCGATACAAAAAAATATTCACATCCAACTTTCAACAACCTTGGCGCCAGTCCCATGGAGGAGTACAGCAGATACAGTCTCCAACTTTATTGTAAAAAATATGACATCGAGTACCTCAGAGTCACTGAGCCAAAATTAGGATTCAAACATCCAACTTGGGAAAGATTTGATTTATGGACTGACAGAAGTTGGTGGGACAAATATGATCAGATCATGTATGTTGACAGTGATGTGATTGCTTTTGAACACGCACCAAACATATTTGAAAAATATCCAACAATCGATAATGACCTGAAAACAGCATACTATCCTAAATTCAGAGATGCAGGTCCCACTGGGGCAAAATATAACCAACGTGTCAACCCACTTGCAGATTTGTACACAGGAGAGACAATCTCACAAAGATTTGTCCAACCTGGAGTCATGTTGCTTAACAAGGTAAACACAAAGTTCATGCTACCGTGGATCAGCAAATACAAAGATATCACCGACGACAGGATAGATGATGGTATGTTTCTAAATCACTGCATAGTAGAAAGTGAGGTGCCTCTACTCGACATGGATCGGAAATGGAATCACAAAAACAATGGCGAACGTTATGATTACAACAATGTTTACTTCTTACATTGTGCTGGCGGAAAGAAACACAAAAAAGGTGTTAAGATTTGGCCAAAACTTGCAAAATTATTCCCAGAAGTCAAAGTTGATCTTTCCGTGTTGAAGGACGATTAATCTAAAATTTTTATAAGTTTATCAATGTCTATCTTGAGATCCACCATGTCTTTAGATTTTTTGTTTCTTGGTTTCACTGCGGTAACTTTTTCTGTATCACACTTGAATACGTAATGATCAAGTCCTAAACAATGTGACAGAACAGGGTAAACTTTTTTACCGTAAAAGGCATCATGGGTGAGCTCATAAACTTTTGTTCCAGGACGCATCCAAAGGCAATTGGTCAATCCTGCGCCGTGTGGCGACACTATATGGCTGGCAGTGGCAAAAGTTTTTACCTGGTCCTTGATCGACAGATCTTCCAGTGTGATTGTTTCCCAGCCTTTCAAGGCCAATAACAATTCCTGTTGGTTCCTTATATTCCTGTTTTGGGCATCTTTCCTCGTGATTATTACTTTCCTGTTTGGATCTATGTCTTCTCCTACTACCAAGTTAGCAAGATATCTCAACCAACCAGGCATGTTTGGGGTCAATATCCCGTCATTGTAATTGCTCATCGATGGAACAATAAGGTGACTGAATCGCCATGTTTCGTTCTTTGGGATCACCAGATAGTTGAGATCAGGAAAAAAAGTTTTGCAGACTTTTTCAAAATATCTACTTGGATTAGATAGGATGAAAGTGTATTTCTCAAAATTTGTTGACCAACGTTTTTCTATCAGACGGAATTTTGATATTATATCTATCCATATGTGCCATGGGTTCTCAGAACTGTACTCATCGATAGGCAACCATACGTACTTCCAAGTGCCGTTGAATTGCTGTGTGATAGGAGGCATCTCGACATTGACTTGCTCTCCCCATTCTTTAAAAACATCATGCACCTTGTGGGGTTTGTTCCTGTATTTAGATATCAACGGCCAGACGTGGTTTGTAATTATTTTCCTATCCTCCGTGACAAGCACCGGCAAACTGTTTACGCTACAATTATTGAAGTCTGCCACAAACGTTGGCATTGTGCTGTAATGAACTTTGATGTTAGTTGGCTTCCACGTGATATCGTATGAAAATGACTGATCGATGATGTCCCATTGATTTGTAAAATATTTTATGTCGTTTATATTCTGGACTGTTTGCACAATAATAATTATACTATAATATTATGGTTTTGTTTTCAAATGGTTGTAGTTTCCTTAGTATGCGCCCCAAGGATGGAGTGATGACGTTCACATCCGAAATACTGGCCAAGGAATATGGTATGCAGATGGTAAATCTTGCCATGGGAGGCAGGGGCAACAACAGGATTAGTTTCACTACAAAACACTGGTTGGACAAGTTTCAGACCAAAGATGTATTTGCTGTAATTGGTTGGTCAAGTTATTTCCGTAACGATTACGTGACCAATGACGGATGGAAAAAAGGTAGGATAAAAGGCACTGATTCAACTTGGAGAACATGGAAGACTTTAGACAATCTTAGATTTGTTCATGGTAATAAAGGTTGGGATATTGAAGATGATGCTGTTGTAAAATTTCTAGATCAAGTCTATAATTTGCAGACATACTTTAAACAGAAAAAGATACCATACTTGATGTACAATGCACTTCCCAACAACCTAGATTCTAAATTACAGGACGTTTCAGATTTCAAAAAACACATTGACTGGAGGAGATTTTATGAACCAAATTACAGTCATCTGAATTACATACAAGAAAAAAACTTCATAGTGAGTCCAAACGATCCTCATCCTTCGCTCGAAGGACATCAAGGATGGGCACAATTACTCAAAGGCTTTATAGATGCTAACAATTTACGCACCAATTAAAAACAAGACCAGCAAAGCATGGGAAGTTTTTAACGGAGTTGAGCAATCCTGGCCAGATCAGATTACAAAACTAGATAACGCTACGGAGATCGAACCAGTGAGCAACAGCATGTTCTGGGGATTTGTTGGAAACAATCGTGAGATGGTAAAGAAACTGGAGTCTCGGAACCACAACTATTGGTTCACGGATACTCCTTACTTTGGTAGATTTGACAACAACAATCTCCAGCCAGACAATCATTATTGGCGTGTTTGTAAGAATTCTATTCACGCATCTTACATAAAAAATTGCAAACCTGACAGATTTGAAAAGTTTGGTCATAAAATAAAAGCGCCTAACTTCGCAGGAAAACACATTTTAATTTGTCCTAGTTCATCTGGCATTCATGGATATCTGGGCAGGCCCAATTGGACCAACGAGACCATAGAACAGATCAAAAGGTACACGGACAGGCCAATCAGACTTCGACACAAGCCTAGGGGAAGGGGTACTTCAGGACCAAGTGAAGCAAAAGTACCCCTATCCGAGGATTTGAAAGAGGCATGGTGCCTGGTAACCAGTTGTAGTATTGCGGCAGTGGAGGCCATTTGTGAAGGTATACCTGTGTTCTGTGACAACAAGAGTTTTGCTGTGGACGTGGGCAACGTTGAATTGTCAGATATTGAAAATCCTTATTACGGTGGTCCTGAACCTTGGTTGTATAGTCTAGCCTATCAGCAGTTTACTCCCGAAGAGTTACAGAACGGAACCGCTGTGGAGATATTAATGGACAAAGGAATCTTGTAATGCCGAAATTGAAAAGTTTTGACAATGATTTTTTTACCTTTTCGGTTAGAAACAAATCTTTGAAGTTTTCAAATGTTAAAGGACAGAAGACTTACATCAAAAACAGAATTGATAGGATATTAAGCAAGGAACCAGAAACAATTAAATGGATTGATAGTTTTGAAAAAGACAGTGTCTTTTTTGATGTTGGTGCCAACATAGGTATCTACACTATTTACAGTGCCGTATTAAGAGGTAACACGGTTTATGCATTTGAACCACACTCGGCAAGTTATAAAAATTTGCTGGATAGCATCAACATCAACAACCTTGATAACTGTAGTGCGTTCTGTGTGGCTTTAAGTGATCGCATAAATTTAAGCACGATCAATGTTAAGAACATGCACGAAGGTGTGGCTGAGAACAAGGTAGGCGAGCGAGGAGATTACTATCATGGCTGTACAGAAATTCATCTGGACTACCTTGTTGGCAAAGGTATAATACCGAAACCAGACTATATTAAAATAGATGTCGATGGCTTTGAAGACAAAGTTCTAAACGGTGCGGTAGCAACACTGCAACAATGTAAAAGTTGTCTGGTAGAAATAAACGACAAGCATATAGGCATGGTAGAAAAACTAAATGACATAGGAATGGTTTTAGTTTCAAAACACAGGCGTAATTCAGAAGAATTCAATTATATTTTTAGAAATGCAAATTGATAGCGAATCAAAAATAATTTTTGTGCATATACCTCGCACAGGTGGTAGTTGGTTTACTTACAGGTGGCCGAGTCATCGAGGTGTTGGTAAAATTCTCCTCAAAGGTAAAGAAATTGTTAACGTTGAAACTGGAAGACGCATAGCAACTGGCAGGCACGGCAGATTGTCTGGCATAAAAGAAAAATTGGAACAAATTGATTACGATTACAAAGACCATAAAATTATAACTTTAGTCAGAGATCCATACGACAGGGCAGGCAGTAGTTGGGTATGGTTTAGCAAAGTTAAGGGCACTGCCGAGAAGCACGGATGGAAAACAATAGACGACATGCTAGACGAGTTTGAAGGAGGTGGTTTCAGAGTGAACTATTTGCCACAGACATACTGGTTGGAAGAACAAGGTGCTAAATTTGACCACATTTATCGTTTTGAAGATTTACTCGGCGACAGCTCTATGATTTTAAAGGATTTTCCTAAATTTAATTTTGGTAAACGTAATACGGATAACCTAGGACGTATGGGACAGGTCCGGTCTAATATGTTGACTCCGAAACAAAGACAACGTATACAACTGTTGTACAAAGATGATTTTAGGTATCTGAAGGAATTTTATGAATAATTGTTTAATAGTTCAATTTTTTGTATCTGTTGAAAATTATGCGGAGCCATCTTACAATCAGATAGGGGTCAACCAGGAGTTGTACAAATACAGTACATTATCTGTTGAACAATATGCAAAACGTATAGATGCTGATTACAAGTTAGTAAGCCAGCCAAAGTTGAATTGGGTACATCCAACTTTTGAAAGATTTGACTTATTTTTCAACGATGATTGGTGGGAAAATTATGATCATATACTTTATTTAGATACTGATGTTATTGTCTGGCCAAACGCTCCTAACATCTTTGTCGAGTACCCATCAAAAGATAATTTCAAACCTGTGTATGACAGGATAGCAAGAAAAAATAGTCTAAGTTTCCATAAAAATTTAGCGAAGGGAACATGTTTAGAAAAATTTGCACCTGAAATCTTAAGAACAAGTAGATTTAATGCCGGAGTATTCATGTTGAATAAAAAGTCAGTTGATAAAATTAAGTCACATCTGGATTACAAGAATTTACAAGGCGATGATAATGAACAATTAATATATGCAATGCTGGAGTCTGGTGTGAAGATTGAAACAATGGACTGGAAGTACAATAAAAAGAATGGCACAAATTGTTATTTTGGTCATGCCATGGGACAGAAAAAATTTGAAGATGATTATGAAATGTTAAGAGTAGCAAAGGAGACCTTTAGTGCCTCTGTATAAGAAAAACAACGAATCATTGTTGCACATCCATGTGCCTAAAACCGGTGGTACATCTGTTATGTCAGCACTGAAAGAGCACAATGTTGAAACTTCGTTCATACAAAAAGCATCAAATGACAAGTATGGCGGTGTGCCACCTCAACACATGGATATTGGTTATACAAAAATGTTTTTTGATCTGTCTCAAGTTGAGACTTTTGCTGTTGTGAGAGATCCGTGGCACAGGACTGTAAGCGAATACGTGTGGAGGACAAGGAGCATAAATTTTACGAAAATAAATCAGTGGTTGGCCGATGCACTTACAAATTTACAGCACCGAGATTATCAAAATCATTTACTACCACAATGCAAATTCATCAACGAAGATGTAACTGTCTTTTCCTACAATGACTGGAATAAAATGTGTCACTATGTCGGTAATCGGTTAAAGATCAAAGACTTTAAAGTCAAGCATTGGCGCCAAAAACGTTTTGATTACAAGGTTCCTCAAATGGATCTATTAGATAAAGATGTTCAAATTAAATGGCAACAAATGTATAATGATGATGTTGAATTATATCATTCGCTATAGAAACACTTATTGTGCCTGTGCTTCATAATGAAGATATTAAAAGTTATTCGATTGGTGTTTTGATTACTTTCGTAACTGTGCCAAGTTTTGTTTTGATTACCACAAAAAATAAAAGTTGAATTTGGTTTCCATTCTGCTTCTTTCACAAATGCCCTTTCATCCTGTCGTGTGTACATCTTGGTGCCAATGTTTTGTTGTGGAGCGATGTATGTCACTGAACTCCAAGTTTTTTCTAAACCTTCTTGATGTATGTAAAACTTGTATGGCAATGGAGGAGTGATACTTATGTGAGCATTAATGCCAAGTTTGTTGTACTTTCTATAATTTGGATACATCTCGTGAATAGATTTCAAATTTGCAAAAAGATTTTCGCATATGTCTAAGGTTTCGTCATAAAAATCTATTCCGTAGTCATGATAATCTTTTGGATGAATATGTATAAGGTCCTTTGTTATGATGTGAGATAATTTGCCTACGCACACATCTTGCAATTTTTGAAAAGTGTTGGTGTCAAATGTGTCATTAATTATTTGGTGCGGCCATGGATCCGACATGACCTCTGTATTCATACATTTTTCTACAAATCTTTTCCCTTGGGTCATTTTAGCCCTTTACAAATATTGTTGAATGTGGCCAATGGCAGATCTAACTGTAGCACAGGTCTGTTTATCCATTTTCTCTTCTGTGGGGTGTTGAATTTTATGTCCTTGCAAGTAGTAAGCAAGAGCGTATTAGGTGTGTAAGTTATCTCTTTGCCCGATAAAGAAATGTTTTTTGTCCCCGCACTCTTATCATTTCTATCTTTGAAAAACCAAAGTGCTATGACTTCCTTGTGATAGTTGACTTCTTGAAGATTATCAAACAGTTCATATCCCACCTTGTATTTCGCATCAAAGTCTTGCCATGCATGGTGCTTAAGGTTCCCTTGGTTCTCATACAGTTTTTCATAATCATCTTTTGGGAAGAAATTTTGTACATAGATATGTTCTACAGGATCTTTGTAAAAATGATTAGGCTTTAGGTTTTTCCAATCCATTATGCACTAAAAAGATTAATGAGTTCCTTTTTCCAGTCATCGGCGTACTCACAATTTCTGTAGCCATCAAACCACGGACCCCCTTCGGTGTAATGCAGTATCTTTGGAGATCCATCAGTTGGTTCCTTGTACCAGCCCACTAACCAATTGTATTCCAACGGTAAGGTTCCTATTTCATTGTCTTCTAGCCAACCGAATCTGTGTAAAAATTTTGCTGATTCGGTGTTGAGAAGATCTGGCGTGAGTATTTTATTTTTAGGATGTCCGCAATTCCAAAGAACCATGCTAGACCAATTCTTTCTAGGGTACACTGTCTGTACCTGTCCGTCCATTTTCGTTGTCTCTTTTGGAGTGTGGTCGTGTTGTACGCACACAACTGCCTTGGAGTTATCACAATATCTTGTTAATTCGTGTGAAGGAATTTTCCAAAGGAAATCACAATCACAGAACACCGCCCAACCTGTAAAATCGTTCATGTATGGTACAAAGAATCTTGTAAAAGTGAATTCTGTAGAAGCCAGTTTGTCTACTGGGCGTGTGTACAGTCCTTGATCACGCATTTGTTTTTGTTTGAGAGGTATTACTTCAGCAGACGGATCCCTTCTTTTTATTGAGTGTTCGCAAACTTGGTAAGCAATATCCTCTCTGCTGTCGTGGCCTACGTAAATTTTCATTTTCTTCCTGAAACTATTTTGTGTATGTCTTTCCAATTACTTACACGGATAACGTCAGGATGATCAAAGTCTTGATTGTATGGATGGTCTATTAATATAGGCTTTAAACCGTATTTGAGCCCTGCTACAGCGTTGTTTGGCTTGTCCTCGACCCAATACAGTCCGGTGTTGTGAAACTCCGCTAATGCGCTGTCTTTGTCGGCACCTGTGCCCAGAATATGGTAATTTATGAACACGTGCTCACCAAATAATTCTCCTAGTCTTCTCTTTCGCAGTTGTTGTGCTGGTATGTCCGAAGTCTGTGATGTAATAGGAATAAAAGTCCAACCTTCGGCGGCCAGCAGTTTCACCCACGTCTGAGATTCCAACATTGGCCTTTGTGTGCCCATCCATGCACTTCGATTAAACTCTCTAATGTGTTTCCTTATCTCGTCTTTTGTCACACCAAAACGTTCTGCCATCTCGTATGTGTTTTCTTTGTCTGGTAGTAATCTGTGAGGATGATATCTAGCACCACGTTCGTCAAATAAAGTTCGTTGCAACATCCATTTAGTGAAATGGTGTTCCCATTCTAGTAGAACTCCGTCTACGTCTGTGAGTATTATCCTATTTGATGTCTGCATCTTCCATGCCCGCCACTCTCAGTTTAACAATGTTTGTTATCTGCCATTGTTTCTGATCTAGTCCTTTGGTGATGCCTAGCCATTGATTTCTTATCAATGCGAAGTCGTTTATTATCTTGTCCATGTCAACAACATCGTCCTCTCCGTCAACATACTTTTCTGCATCTCTGCTTGATAGAGCTCTGTTGTAGTTTTCTAAATATTTCCTAAAAGTTTTTGATCTTAATCTACGCAATTCGATATTTAGGTATTCAAGTATCGCTTCCAGTTGTTGTAGTTGTCCAAACCTCTCTTCAACAATGCCAGGCAGTGCCGCACTTGCTTTTTCCAGGTTACCGTATATTTTGCACTGCTTCTTGGCTTCTATCAGTTCCTTGTCAAAGTATGCTATGCAGTCTGGAATTTTCTGCAGATTCCTACTTACTTCGTTGTACCAATTGATCATTTTAATTCATTTTCCTTACAGTGTGCATGATTATAAATCTTTTCTCATCAATATTTGATCCACCGTGCAATAAATTACTTTCCCAATATATTGCACTGTTTCTTTTCCATTGTAGTTCATCCAATAATTTCACTTTATTAAGAATATCTTTGTCGCCGTATGTGGTCATGTGCTCCATGCCTGGTTTGAAGCAACTTTCTCCCACTTCATGATCCTTAAAATAATCTTTGACTCTAATTTTTTCATTTCGCGACATTCCCTCACTGTATTGTATCACAGAATCAAACACAAATGTTTTGATATTGTTTTCAGATAATGGTAGCAAAATGGACATGTGTGGTTCTCCCATGCCAGCAGTTTGCCAGTCGTCAAAATGCAATCCAAACGGTTTCATACATTCCGTATAATTTATAATAGCAATTTCCATTGGTTCAAAATGATCTTTCAGCAACGGAAATATTTTTGATTCGAGTATTGGGAAAAATTGTGTATTCTTGTTTGATGCCCAGGTCACTGAATGATCTGTAAAAAAAGGTTCTTGCTTTGATCTTAGAGTGTTGGAAATTAAATCTAGTGTCTTGTCGTCAACACAATCCTTGATTACACCTGTACGCATTATTCATCCTCACCGTATGCGTCTAACTCGTCATCCTCTCCAAACACGGTGTTGATTGCTTCTTCCAATTTTGGATCAAACTCGGCAGATGCTTTGATCTCCTCATGTTCAACACCTATGTCATCCAGGCTTTTTATGAAGTCTATCGCCGCATCAAGTTTGGATCTTTCTGGTACGTAGTGTACAATAGAATTCCATAAACGTTCGATATCTTCGTGTGTAAAGTCGATCATTACTCTTTTGCTTCCTCTTCGATTTCTTCTGGCTGTTCAACTGGTGCTTCTTCTTTGAACTCTGCCATTATCATATCTAATTTATCACCGACCCATGCTTTCCTGAAATCTATGTGTTCTTTACCTGCTTTGTCAACGTATTTCAATCTGTTTCCTGTTTGTACTAGGAGACCTTTTTTCTCAAATAAATCTACAAGTCCGCTGTATGGATCCATACCTGTGTCATAAGGAATCTTGACTTGCACGCCTTCGAAAGGTTTAGCGTATCTTGTTTTCATAACTTTACAAGCGGCTCTGATACCCCTGACGTCACTTACCTTGTTACCTTTTTCGTCTTCTTTAAGTTTCAGTTTCTTCATCGCGATAACGATAGAACTTGCGTAGATGAATCCTTGTCCACCTGATATCTTGTCATCTGGATCAAACATATCTTGAGATGCGTATGTGTGGTTAGTTGCAATAAGTCCTACGTTCCAACTACCAAACATGTTAACACAGTTCCTCACAAGTGCCGTCAATGCTTTGGGTTTTCTACCTAGGTCACCTTTCATGTCACCTGCTTCAAACTGGTTGACATCTGTTGGTGTAAGCATCATACCTAAACTGTCTATAACGAATA